CGTATATCCCCGATGCAGTCCAGACCGATGCCGGACAGTCCTTTTAAAATCAAACCCAGTCCGAGTCAATGACAGATAAACCCAAAAAGAAACTTCCGTTACGAGGGGCAACCAAACCAAGAGTTCACACGCCACTTCTCAAAGGCGCTTCTAGGTATCAGGAAGTTTTAGATATGGTTGAACGTCTAAAGATGGACAAGCTGATGCCATATCAGGAATTCGTGTTAAAAGACATGATGAGCGTAGACAAAAAAGGTTTATACCGCAGGCGTACTGCACTTTTGTTAATTTCAAGGCAGAATGGCAAAAGTTTTCTTGGAAGGATCAGAGTTATCTGGGGCATGTTCTATGGTGGCGAAGATAAAGTCATCATCATGTCTGCTAACAGAGCAACATCGTTAATGTTGTTTCGTGAGATTGCCTGGACTATTGAATCGACTCCAGAACTCAAAGCAATGACAAAGGCAATCCGTTATGCCAATGGCGGCGAAAGAATAGAGCTGCTCAATGGTGCAACGCTCGATGTGATTAGCGATAATAGTTCGAGTCCCAGAGGCAGAACCGCTTCATTATTGTGGATTGATGAAATCCGCGAAATCTCAGAAGAAGGCTATAAGGCAGCAGTTCCTGTGACTAGGGCTAGAGCAAATGCTCAGACATTTCTAACTAGCAACGCTGGAGATCACTTTAGTAGCGTTCTTAATGGCTTGGTTGAAAGAGCTAAAGATTATCCGCCAGAAACCTTTGGTTATTACGAATACTCAGCACCACAGTATTGCAAGATCGATACAACACTTGATTCCTTTTGGCGTGATGCTGTAGCACCTAGCAATCCTGCACTTGGCTTTACAATTACAAAAGAATCTATTGAAGAAGCAATTGCAACTAATCCAATAGAGCAAACTCGGACAGAAACCTTGTGCCAATGGATTGATAGCCTGCAATCGCCCTGGCCACATGGCGTATTGGAAGAAACGTCTGATAACACCCTTGAAATGGCTGTGGGGGCTTATACAGTCTTTGGATTTGACGTTAGTCCGTCAAGGCGCAACGGATCATTGGTTGCAGGCCAATTATTGCCAGATGGACGGATTGGCATTGGAATTCTAGAAACCTACAGCTCTCAAATGGCTATCGATGAATTAAAAATGGCTGCATCCATCAAAGCCTGGTGCGACATCTACAAACCGCGATTAGTTTGCTTTGACAAGTACGCGACTCAGACTATTGCAGACAGACTCCTACAAGCAGGCGTTATGTGTGAAGATGTATCAGGTCAGCAGTTCTACAAAGCCTGTGGCGATTTCCTTGAAGGATTAGTCAATCATCGAGTGGTTCATAATGGACAAGCTGAATTGATCCAACAGATGAATAATTGTGCAGCTAAAGTCAATGACTCTGCCTGGAGAATTATTAAGAGAAAATCCGCAGGCGACATATCAGCACCTATTGGATTGGCAATGTGCGTTTCCAAGTTGATGTTGCCTGCTCCAAAGCCACAAATTATTGCCTAGACACAACACACCCAAATTGTCAAGAATTAGACAAAGTATGGTAAGATGTGTAAATGGGTCGCTTACTGCAAACATTCGGATTGCAAACTAAACCTTTACTCGAAGCACAGTCAGCACCCCAAGTTCTCGGCGAGTATGCAGCTTATACAATGCCGTTTCAGTATGCTTATGCAAGTCGCACAGATGCAATTTCTGTTCCAGCAATACAAAGATGCCGCAATTTACTTGCAGGCACGATTGGTGCAATTCCAATGGAGTTGTATCGCAAATCTACAAATGAAGCAATAGGTTCACCAGCATGGTTAGAGCAACCTTCTTATTCTCAACCACGATCAGTAACAATTGCTTGGACTGTTGATTCGCTTTTATTCTATGGTCAAGCATTCTGGAAAGTCATCGAGGTTTATCAGGAAGATGGCAGGCCAGCAAAGTTCGAGTGGATTGCTAACACTAGAGTTACAGTACAACTTGATAGCACAAACACTTATGTTCAATCTTATGCAGTTGATGGAAAAACATTGCCAATGGACGGATTGGGAAGTTTAATTACATTCCAGTCATTAAGCGATGGCATTCTTAATACGGGTATTGCAACAATCCGCGCAGCCATCGATGTGCAGAAAGCAGCAGCTATTGCAGCAGCTACTCCAATGGCAACTGGCTACATTAAAAACAATGGTGCAGACTTAGACCCTAAAGAAGTTCAAGGCTTACTTGCTTCATGGAAAACTGCTCGCAACAATCGTTCGACTGCTTATCTCACATCAACTTTAGAATATACACCAGTTGCATTCTCACCTAAAGACATGATGTACGGGGAAGCAATTTTTAACCTGGCAACAGAATGCGCAAGATTGTGCAATGTTCCTGCTTATTATGTTTCAGCAGATCAAAACAATTCAATGACTTATGCAAATGTGCAAGATGAGCGCAAGCAATTTTTGACACTTTCCCTACAGCCATTTATTACAGCTATTGAAGATCGCCTATCTATGGATGACATTACTGCTCGCGGCAACGTGGTCAAGTTTGACATTGACAAAAATTTCCTACGCACAGATCCACTTCAAGAACTTGCAGTAATCGAGAAATTATTAGCCCTTAACTTGATTAACCAGGAACAGGCTATGGCAATGACTGATCTAACACCTAACGGAAGCAACGGTATGGCATGAATCAAATCGTAACCCTTACAGCAGAACTCACAGCAGATTCAGCCAGCAGAACTATCTCTGGCAAGATTGTGCCATTGAATGTTGAAGCTGGATCAACAAATTATGGGAAAGTAATCTTTGAATCTGGTTCAATTGAAATCTCAGATGCTAAGTCAATCAAATTGCTTAGCCAACACGATATTAAAAAGCCTTTAGGTCGCGCAGTTAGTTTTTCTGAGTCAGACAACTCCATCGATGCAGTATTTTCTATTAGCCGTTCGCAGCGTGGTACAGAGGCTCTTATTTTGGCCGAAGAAGGACTTCAGTCAGGGCTTAGTATTGGTGCAGAAGTATTAAAATCAAAGGTTAAGGACGGCGTGACTTATGTATCCGCCGCTCGCTTAGTCGAAGTAAGTTTAGTAACAGAGCCAGCCTTTAAGTCTGCACAAGTTACTGATATAGCGGCAGAAGAATCTGTCGTGGAAGAAATAACCCAACCAACAGAAAGCGAGATAGCCAACGTGGAAAATACCACTCCAGCCGTCGAAGCAACACCAGTTGAAGCACCGGCGGTAGAAGCTGCTCGCCCAACTGTTACAGCAATGGCTTACACAAAGCCACGTTCACCAATTATTAGCGGTGGATCATATCTAGAACACACAATCAAGGCAAAGCTTGGAAATGAAGATTCACGTCAATATGTATTGGCAGCAGATGATTCATTCACAACAAACCCAGCATTCTCACCAGTTTCATATGTGCGCGATGTTGCAACAAACACAAATGCAAATCGTCCAGTTATCGAAGCTTGCGGTGGTTCACGTCCACTTAGCACTTATGGAATGACAGTTTCAATTCCTAAGATTACAGCCAATGCGACTGCTGCAACTGTAGCTGAAGGTGGCGATCCAACTGGAACAACAGCGATTACTTCAAGCTATGTAAATGCAACTGTAATTAAGAAAATGGGCTTTCAACGCTATTCAGTAGAATTGCTTGATCGATCAGACCCAAGCTTCTATGAAATCATGTTGGCAAATCTCCGTGATGGCTATGCTCAGGCAACTGATCAATATGTAATTGCACAAATTACAGCAGGCGGAACACAGGCAACAGCAACAGCAGCAGATTCTGCTGGCTTGATTTCATTCGTATCAACAGAGTCACCAGCTGTTTACAATGCAACAAAGCGCACAGCTACTGCATTCGTTTCAGGAACTTCCATCTGGTCTACGCTTCTCGGCGCAACAGACACAACTGGTCGTCCAATTTACAATGCTCAGCCAACAACAATGAATGCTGGCGGAACTGCAAACCCAACATCAATCCGCGGCAACGTGCTTGGTCTTGATTACTATGTTGATCCAAACATGGTTTCAACTTCAATCGATGAGTCAGCATTCATCATCGAGCCACGTTCAATCGAAATTTTTGAATCTCCTGCTCTAACATTGGCAACTAACGTGCCAACAACAGGCGAGATTGAAATTTCACTTTATGGTTATATCGCAGCGCAAGCCGTCTTTGCAGGTGGCCTACGCCGTTTCAACCTAACTTAATAAGTTAGAAACTAAGTCGCTGGGAGTGGGGCGCAGCCCTTGCTCCACTCCCAGTCTTTAGAAAGGATTGCACATGGCATTGACAACTGTTTCAGAACTCCGCACAACGCTTGGAGTCGGTACGTTGTACACAGATGCCGTTTTGCAGGAAGTGTGTGACGCATCAGATGCAGTCCTACTTCCAATGCTATGGGCTAAAGATTATTATGCAATTGCTCATTCAAAAACAACAACAACAGCGACACTTTATTTTGATACTGCTCACGATTTTATTGTGGGAGATTCAGTAGTTATTTCCAACTGTGGAAGTGCTTGGAATGGCACTAAGACAATTACAGCCGTTGGTACTTTTGAAATTACTTACACAATCTCAGCCGCTACTGCAACCGATAAAAACACAATTATGCCGTATGGTAAAGTTGCAGGCGATATAACAACTGACTGGACAACAGACACAGCAGTCCAGAATGCGGCGTTGATGGTGAGTGTCGATATCTGGCAGGCTCGCACAGCTACTCTTGGTGGCGCAAATCTTGTAGATTTCCAGCCATCACCTTACAGAATGTCTGCACAACTTTTAGCAAAGGTGAGAGGGCTTATTGCTCACGCCCTTGATCCACGTTCGATGGTCGGATAATGCCAGTTGCGCTCACTACTCTTAGAACCACGATTGCGACTGCTTTAGTCGATAACACCAAGTGGCAAACCTTTGCATTCCCACCATCAACAGTATTGGCTAACTCAGTAATTGTTGCGCCTTCTGATCCATATTTAGAACCAAACAATAACCAGCACAACACGATTGCACCAACAGCAAACTTTAAGATAATTATTACTGTGCCGCTGTTTGATAATGAGGGCAATCTCAATGGAATTGAAGATGCCTTAATAGGTGTGTTCAACAAACTCGCAGCATCCACCTTGACCTATAATGTGGGAGCAGTTAGCCAGCCAAGCGTATTAAGCGCAGCATCCGGCGACCTGCTTTCTTGCGAAATGTCACTATCCGTTCTAACAACCTGGAGCTAATATGTCCGAATGGGAAAAAGAAAACGAAGCCTTCCTGAAGAAAATCGGGCAGGTTACTTCAGCACCAAAACCACCATCTACTAAGAAAGACGAGGAATAATCCGAATGGCTATATTTCTAAGTAATAACGTAGGCGTTAAGATTAACTCCGTTGATCTTTCTGACCACGTCACAGCAGTAACAATCAATCGTTCATTTGATGAACTTGAAGTCACAGCAATGGGCGATACTGCTCATAAGTTTGTTAAGGGCTTAGAAGCATCTTCTGTAACTATTGACTTCCTAAATGACACAGCTTCTGCAAACGTTCTAGCAACGCTTCAAGCTGCATGGGGAACAACTATTACAGCAGTATTCCTACAGACAAAGGGAACAATAGTTTCTGCTACAAACCCACTTTACACAGTTTCATTGCTAGTCAATAACACAACAGACATCAATGGTGCTGTTGGCGATATTGGCACACAGTCAATTACCTTTACTGCTAACTCAACAGTTGCAGTAGCCACATCAGGTTCTTTCTAAACAACTAAACAAAGGGGCAAATTATGGCAAAGCTAAAAGTAACAAGGGCAGATGGATCAATTGGCGAATACCCAATCACTCCATTGGTGCAGTATGGTTTCGAGATTTACGCTAAAAAGGGCTTTCATAAAGCGTTTATCGAAGATCAGAAGCAGAGCGACATCTTCTGGTTAGCCTGGGAATGTATCCGCCGTTCGGGTGAAACTGTTAAGCCATTTGGAGAGCAATTCATTGAAACCTTGACAACAGTCGAGGTCTTAGATGATGACCCTTTGGCTTAGGGCGCGACTCGATCACCTATCTGATTGCTAAATTAAGTGTCAGAGTCGGGATCGCGCCACAACAATTATTAGAGCTAGATGATGTAATGCTAAAAAACCTAATTAAGGTTCTGCAGGATGATGCGAAGGAGATAAAAGATGCCAGCAACCGTCAAAGGCGGCGTTGAACTTCGCAAGGCACTTCGTAACTATGCTCCAAATTTAGGCAAAGAAACACAGAAGGAAATTGCTAACGCCTTAAAGCCTATTGTGAAACAGGCTAAAGGATTTATACCTTCTGAGTCACCACTTAGTAATTGGGCTAAAGAAGGTGGCAAGTTTCCTGTATTTAATGCAACAATTATGAAGCGTGGCATTGGCTACAAAACAACGCCATCAAAACCTAATCGCAGAGGCTTTACTGCATTGGCTCAGATTCGCAACAGATCAGCTTCTGGTGCTATCTATGAAACAGCAGGCCGTAATGCGCCAGGCACTAAGCCGTCATCTCGACCTAACTTTGCACAGGCCATGGGCAATCTTGAAGGCTCAGGAAAAGATAAAGGCCGCGCAATCTTTGCTGCTTATGAGAAAGATTATGGCAACGCTACAAAGGCAGTTCTTAAAGCAATAGACAATGCAGGCAAGACTTTTAACGCCACAGTAGGGAAGCGATAATGGCCAATGTAGTCATAGATATTGCAACGCAATACACAGGCAATCCTGCATTTAAGAAGGCAACTAATGATGCTCAGAAGCTAGAAAAAAGCGTTGCCAAGTTAGGCAAGCAACTTGCTGGAGTCTTTGCTGCTTCTAAGTTATACGCATTTGGCAAAGCATCCGTTAAGGCATTTGCAGAAGATGAAAAAGCTGCTCGATCACTAGCCCTAGCCTTAGCAAACACAGGCAACGCTTTTGCTTCTATTGAAGTTGAAAAGTTTATTGGCGATTTACAACGCGCTACTGGCGTTCTTGATGACAATCTCAGACCAGCCTTTAGAACCCTTTTAACAGCTACAGGTGACGTTAAGAAATCACAGGATGGCTTAGCCCTAGCCCTAGATATTGCAGCAGGCACAGGCAAGGACTTAGGCGCGG